TGCAACGGGCAACCCAAATAGTCGGACGGATCGTAGGACGCAACTTCTTATGGGGCTTATACAAAGAACGATTGTTCAAACGCTTTTGGATTTCGGCCTTTGCCTGCGGGCTCAGTGTCGGCGTGGCATTCTTCTGCGGGTATTTTACGGGAGAAATATTGGCATCAAAATTCGCCACACGATAGCAGCCCTGATAATGGGTCTGTCGCCGGGAAATCTCAACAGGCTCGAGATAGTCCATATTCAGGTTCATATCGTGAACTTCTCTTTCGGTGAAGAGCTCGTCTGCAATATAGTAGCTCCAACCCTCCTCATTCTTTTTTCTACCCTTGCGGTACATCATCTCATTGTTGGCGGAAATTTTGGTACGGAAGAATAGCATTTTTGTTACCTCTCTCTTTTGATTGAATTGTGTTTGTAGCAGCGCTCTTAAATAAGTGCCGCCGCGTTATTTATCGCAACAGCAATGATTACAATCACCGCTGTGCTATACAGAACAAATTCGCACGGGCAATCTTGATAGACAGCTACGATACCGCTCTCTAGATTTTTTACCGCACGATACAAGCCCCGACAAATTCGATTGAATCGCGGGAATGCATCTAGGTAATAAAACCCACGACAAATCTGAATCCCAGCATATGGAACAACAAAGATTCCAACTGTGACCCAGATGGCGTGGCTACAAAGCTCTTGCCATTCAAGCATTTTCTGATCTCCTTAGATTCAGATTCTGATGAAATCGTCGATATAGTGACGCTGCCCGCCCAGATTGAAGTACGGACGCCCACTTGACGTATATTTGACTTGGCGTGTTCCACAGTCCACGATCGTATCGCCGTTATTGATACCTACATGAACGCGCTCATCGTTACATTCGTAGATTTCATAACCGCCGAAATTCGAGATGGGACACACTGCGATTGTTTTAGGCGAACTGGTTTGCTTTGCGGCAGTAGTTGGCTTGACTGTGAATTGTTCCACCATAATCACCTCCGTTGTATCTGCGGTCGTAATTCATTCGCGCTCTTTTGCCGAACATCTTACGACTGCTGCGGGTCATATCGTGGTCTGCATGAACGATAAATCCGTGGCAGTTTGTGATGGTCGCCACCAGACGGCAGTTCGATTCAATACGCCGCCACATTTTTTCCTTTGGCAACTGGTCATACGAATGCTCGGTAAGGAATCCCATTCTTGCTCGCCGGAAAAAGTCAGGGGTAAGTTCGCGGTCATTGATTTTGACAACCCGAATGATTTTGATATCCTCATTCAGAACCACACCATAGAGGTCGCCTGCCATGGTTTCGTAAATTTCACTGACGATCATACGGCTGCACCTCTCAGTCTCGCTCGTATGCTTTTACAACAGTGTTCTTGTTAGTCAAGGTCATACGGGAAAGATTCGATTTGGTAACCCCCCTATCTAGCATCCGGATTGTTTCGTATGCCTTGCGGGCGATGTCTTCATGAGAGAATCGGGATACGGTTTCGCTGCCATCCTTGTATCGGATTGCGACAGTCCACTTAGTACCGTCATCCACGATACGTCCGGCAGTTGGACGCTCCGGCTGCTGTGCCTGCTGTGCTCTTGCGGCCTGCTCCTGCTTGCGCTGCTTTTCAGCCTCGGCACGGAGACGCTTTTCTTCTGCATCAATCATGACGCCGATTTCTTTGACGTCATTCATGACTTTGTTCGCCATTTCACGTGCCATCTCGCCAGTCTTTTCGCCAGTGAACTTGTCGGCAAGCCCATCATAAAGCCACCACTTGTCCATAGCGGCTGCCTGTGCATACTGAAGTACTTTCAATTGATTCATAATAAATTACCTCTCTTTCTGGGACATACGATAGTCTCTTACAAGCCGTTCGTAGTCGTCAATATTGGAACGCCAGCCGCCTTCGTACAGAGCGGCCGCAATAGACAGCATATCAAATTTCATAGAATCCATTTCAGTCTACCTCGTCTTCGCTCCACAAGATGTCATCGATAGAATCATCTGAGAATTTGTCGGGTGTGCCGTTGCTGTTCATGATTAGGACAACGTGCTCGCCCTTCTGTTTGGGGCAAAATCCGTTCCAGAACCATAAAGATCCGTAAGAATCCCGCACCCAGCAGCTGAGACAATTTGTGTTATCAGTTGCGATATAGCCATCAACAACGTAGTAGCCAAAAGGGCCAACGATGTCGCTTTCATAGTCGCGCCATACAGGAGACACGGCAATGAGAGTGTCGTCGTAGATATTGTCTGGGGTTCCAGCGTCTGACATAGTCATCTCGACGTATTGTCCAACGACATAGTCATAAACTCCGGCGGTAAAGCCCCACAACTCGCCAGCATCATCGAGTACTTGGTACTCGCCGGCGCTTTCACTCCAGATCGTGCCGGACTGGATATAAGTCGTGGGTTCTGCCGCCTTGACGGGCATTGTGAAGATTGTAGCTGCGAGCATGACGCTTGCGATAATGACTGCCACACCGCGAATGGATTCCGAAATTGATTTCATGATGATACTTCCTTTCTGTGTGCACTGGTGAGACGCTGTTAGCGGGGACGCCGCTGGTGGAACAGCTCTTTGATTGCGAGCTGAATCGATACGGCGAATCCGATACCGACAACGATACCGCAGAAAAAGATGGTCTGACTGCTAAAGTAATCCATACTCTGTTGACTCCTTTCGATTAGCACCACGTTGGAGTGGCGCACCGCTCACATACAAGCTGAGATTCAAACCAACGTTCGCACGCTTCACGGTCTTTCAGCGGAAAACGGTCAACAACAGTGCCGTCTTCTGCATGGATTTCGATACCAATGTGACCATCAGTGTCGAGGAGATACTGTTCGGCGTACCAGTCGCCAATATCCATTTCCATATCGCTGTGCTCCTTTCGTTATGCCCAGCACTTGGCAGGGCTCTCATAGTGGACACCCGCCTCTTCTAAGGCTTCGGTGTAAATTTCTGCCAACTCAACATCGCCAAACATAATCGCGACATCGAGGGCGGATTCAATTGCGATGATTGCCATGGCTTACACCTCTTTTTAGCAAGGACGGCTCAGGCTCTTGCATCCGATAACATGGCCAGCTTCATCACGAACTTGTCGTCCGGGAATGCGAAGATCCTTGCGGTTCTTGCACGCATTTGCCACGAGGGCAGACACGACCAGAATTGTTTCGGGCTCTTCTGCTGGAAGTCCTTCGACATCACCATACACAGTGATTTCATCAGGGATACCGTCAACAGTGGCCACTACCGTGTAAGAGGTAGCCACACGAGGCAGAATACCGCTTGCAGGAATGGTGCGGATGATGTCGCCGTTATCGGCAACAAAAGAAATCTCATGAGGTGTGCAGTTAATAATTTTCATTTTCTTGTCCTTTCGTGTGTGTGTGTGATGCTTTCGCATTGGCCACGGTTTCGTCTACCCTGGTACCGTGAATCGCCCAGTATCGCTCCTTGCGGAGCAGAGAAAAGAGGTAAAAAGAAAACGCCAGCCGAATTTAATCGAATGACGTTGGGGTTGACCAATTGATTTTATTAAAAGTTTAAACTATAATTTAGCTAAGAGGTGATACTATGAAGCCGAAATTGACTTGTTATAGACCTAAATGTAATAACCCAGTTTTTCAAGATGGATTATGTTATAAGCATTTATGTAACAAACGACAAGGAATTGCGAAAAAGAATGGAACATTTATCAAAGTTCGGTTTACACCAAAAGAACTCAAACAACTTCAATCCGATAAAATCACTTGCTTAAACTCAAATTTGGGAAATGATTCAAGTCCAAAATTAGGTGCAGACGGTCAGTGGAATCACGGTAACAATAAATAACTCATTAACGCTTTCCGCTTTTGACTGGAAAAACCGGATTTAATGGCCTTCTGTCTCTGTTATCAAAAGAAGAACTCATGCCAGTTCCATCCATATAATTTTGTACTTGTTCGATTTTTTTGACCTTGCCGTTCATGTCGATGGATTCGCCATAAAGGACATGGCTTCTTGTTCCATATTCGTGAGTTGTCATGGGCGAATTTTGGTACTTAACTTTTACCTTAAACCTGCGAATGGTATCAGGATTTGCGGCTTCTTTACACCAAAATGCAGCTTCTTTTTTAGCTTTGTTTTGGTCAGGAGAAACCATTTTTGTATCCCACTTATAAAGTTGAACACATCCGGCTTTTGCAGCTAAGACAATGAGAGTTACAATTTTTTTGTCGGGAATGTCGTCCCAGCGAGCCTTAGTTTTTAAATCACGATGCTTGAGTCGCATCTCTCCGGTTTTCACGTTCAGACGAGGCTCCGCAACAAATTCCTTGCCGTTGAGCGTGCCGTACAGTCCCATATATGGAACTTTGCAGCCATTGTACATCATTCCTTTACGGTTGACGCACTGAATAACTATGCCATTTTTGTCTTTAAACATTTAGCGCATTACCTCTCTTTTCTTTCAGAATCTTGGTTTAAAGCCCCCGCGCCACGTCAAGGCGTTCTGAATTTGCGGGAGTGAGCAGTTTAGCGTCATGCTCGGGACTACGGTTATTATTTTCGATTTCATACACGGAGGTTTCCTTTCTGATTTTATTGTTCAGAACGTGAAGTAGACGGAACATTCATGGATAAGCTTTCCGTCCTTATTGCTATAAAATTTTGCAAACAGGATTCGTTTGGTTTTTGTCCAATTGGAACTCTTATTGACAAACATGGTCTGTACATCTCTCATGGCGTTTTCAAAGCCGACTTTATCCAGCTCATAGCAGAGAGTTTCAAAACTGTTTGTTTCCTTGTTATGCACTCTTGCTTCCAGAACAAATGGCGCTTTGAATCCAACTTCATCAATGGGTGCATTCGTCACGATGGGATGAGGATACGTCCAGTACGCGCTTGTGGTGCTCTTGTTTGCTCTAGTGATACCGCCGACTTTTTTGATGACAGGCTTGCACTCAGGACGAGAGTACATGATATACCCATCTCTTGCGTTCTCAACGTGCAAAACAGGCAGACCGGCACTCAGCATCTTGAACACTGTCTCATCGTCCACATCGGAAAGTCTTTCACCACTTTCCATGACGACATTGTACGCAGGACGAGTGATGACCTCTACATCTGCGCTTGCAAAGTCGTGGGTCAGGTCGTAAACCAGTTCGTCAAGCTGGTAATAGCCATGCTCACGGACGTGGTCGGCGTCAATGGTTTCTCTTATGACATAAGGACAAGACATAGTGATAACCTCTTTTCTGAGTGTGCAAAATGCGCCACACTCTTGAGCGCTACGCATACCGCGTTGGAAAGAGGCCGCTTTGAACGGTGCGACCTCGAAAGGGTATCCGTTAGTGCGTGTTACTGCTCAGCCTTGGCAAAGAACTTGCTCTTGCTTGCAAAGTCGTACTTCGAGGAACGCGCCTTGCCATCAAAAGACAGACCCTTGGAGATGGTGGCAACAATCTCGTCAATCATGGCCTTGTCGCCGATGCCCTTGACAGAGCCCTGTTTTGCGCGGTTTGCTGCAATCTTGAGATATTTGACGTCACAAGACAGCGCGGTGCAAGTTGCAGACAGTTCCTCGGGGAGCATGGCGTTCCAAATGGCCTGGAGCTGAGCAAGACGCTTGCCCTTGTTGACAGGACCGACAAAGCAGTCCAAACCCATATCTTTGAGAGTTTCCTCGACCTTAGTGCTACGAACCATCTTGACCGCGTTGAGTTCGGTTGCAGTCTCCTCAGAGAGCATACCGTTGAACAGCATAATCAGCTTTTCGTAACGGCCATCGGAGCAGAGAGAAACCGCCTTGTTGGGCATAGGCTCTCCCTTGTCGTTGGTTTCAACAGCGTTCAGGGTCTGGTAATACTTTTCGAGGGTCTTGAACTTGATAAGCATCTTTGCATCCTGAGTGGACAGAACCATAGTCTTGGGGTCAGTGGTGATCTTCACGCCGGCGTAGTAGGGGTTAGGAGCGTAGGAGCGCCACATTTCGGCGCGTTCCATAGCACAGAACTCAGCACACTTTGCATCACAGGCGGCCTTGTTGGAATTTTCGACTGCCTTGTTGAGCGTAGCGGTGACGTTCTGAGACTGCTCAGCGGTCAGAACGGTTTTCTGGTCGTTCAAGAACTTTACCAGTTCAGGGATGGTCAGTTCGTTCAGCTTGCCCGCCTTAGCAATGGCATCGTAGTCAGCATAAACTTTCAGCATAATAGTTACCTCTTATCTTATAAAAACTTGCACTAAACCGGATTGTTTAGCGCTCTGGTACGGTACGCTTTTGGAGAGTGCATACCGATGACCGTCTCTTTTATGTAAAGCCACACTTGTAGCTTATATGCTTTTGGGTATGTGCTTTTCTCTAGGCCATTGCACTGTTGCCCGTGTTCCATTATGGCACGGACTTATACAGCCCGTGTGCTGTCCATCGTGCGTTAGTTAGTCTTGGCGCACTTTACCCATCTGGAACTAATGGTGTTCTTTTGCTTGCACCCTTGCCCGCTATTCTAGCTTATAGTAGGGGTGGTACAAGAGCTTTTTTCTCCTCTAGGCGGTTCTACGCCATCAAACAACCGTTGCTATCTCTGGAATTGTATCTATTATCGCCAGCTCTGACCTTGGCGTTTTCTACAAAACTATGCTTACGCATAACAGTCCCCGTGGTGTTATCTTAGGTTCTGCCTTTTGTTCAGTTTTCAAGGTACACCGCCCCCCGCACTTCTCCCACGTTCTTGGGAATTATGCCGGTAATGTTTGGCCATCGGGGTTTGGGCGCACTAATTGCTCAGATAGGAGACCCATGTTTTGAAATGGCAAGGCATAAACCTTGACCGGATACCCGGCGCGGTATAAACCGCCCGCATGGGAAAATCCAAACTTTGCAATTTTCAAGGTGCGACTACTCCCCGGGGTGCGGGTGCCGTTCCGGTGTTTCCCGCTCCCCTTGGAGTGACTATACAATACCATATCCAGATTTTTTGTAAAGCAATAGTCCATGAGCAAAAGCCACCGTCCACAAAAACAGAATGGAAAGTCGCCTATATATAAATAGGTATAAATTCCGTATTCAGGGACTACCTAATCCCACCTTTTAACAAAAGGTCATATTAGCCGAAAAACCGCATGAATCCTAGAAAAAATGGATGGTAGACAGGGCAAGAGGGGGGCAGGTTGAAAATCCGGGGTCAGCCCGTGCGAAGCCCGAAGGGCTTAGTTGTTTCATCTCCCCATCACGTCACAAACCTCCCGAGCCCATCACACAGTTCACAACATTTCTACATCCAGCCGTGCGGCGTCTCGCTTCCTAATTTTGATTCCAACAGCTATGTCAACCACCGCCCTGCAGCCCCTATTTTCACCCATCAAGATCGCACAGCTGTCACTTACAACACCACACGTCGTAGTATCTCCAAGTGCCTCATCGTAGCCAAAAAACGTCCCGAAGCCTCACCCGGTAAACAACGTATTATCGTTCAAATTTACATGGTATTATATTGTTGCAAATTGCGCCTATCATCGTAATTTCATCCCGCTAGTATCCCATAAAGACCAAAATTCACTTCCCTGATCGCTCAAATTTCGCTCATTTTTTGATCAAAAACGTTAAATTTTGCCCTAAAAACGCTAAAAATGCCACTAAAAAAGCACATTTCGCGCATAAAACCCGCTATACGCTCCATTAAGCAGCCGTCCTGCGCAGCATCGCCAAAAAACAACATATCGTCCCGGAAAATATATGCAATTTCGCTTGCAAATAACAAAAATTTAGTGTATAATATAGGTATAATATATTTAAGTCCTGTTTATGCTGCTGAGAGCATTTTTCGCCCGCTATGTTCTGGCAGCTCAAAATTTCGCCCTTACAAACAGTACTTAAACACATTAACCGTAAAACGACATCCAATACATCCTTATCAAGGAGGACAATGATCCACTATGAAATTCTATGACACCTCTGCTCTGCTAGATCTTCCGCCCGACACACTGCTTGCACAGCAGTTTCTAATTGCTGACATCACTCTCTATGAGCTGGAAGATATTAAAACTAATGGCAAGAAGGATGAAACCACCAAAGCTAAGGCTCGCACCGTCACTCGCCTGCTCGCCGAACATCCAGCAGCGTACACAGTAGTATCTATTGATTACCATCAGCTATTCTCGATCCTGAATGATGTCCCAGTCAAAGACAACAACGACGGAACGATTATGGCTGCTGCCCGATGGTATCTGAATGAGCTGATTGAAAAGAAAGAAGATGCAGAGAAGATTCATGCCAGGACAGGAGTGTTTGAAAAGTCGGCCGCAGATGAACTTGTAGCCAAGACGACCGCTGATGTTGACTCCTTCTGTTTTGTTACCAGTGACCTAAGCTGCTTCAATCTTGCGCAGCGGGTTATGAAACTGCCCTGTGAACTATCTCTTGATCACGGCGGTGCTCACAATGACTACACCGGCTGGACAGAGGTGCCCATTGATCAGGGTGGCGAGGAAGCATTAGCAATGGCCTACTCCAAAGATATCGAGCAAAAGAACTTGGTTGATACACCAACAAACGGTTATGTATTGATTCCAAACGCCGACGCTGATGGTAACACGGCTGGACTCCGCTGGGATGGCTCGCGCTATGTACCTATTAAATACAAGAACCTGAACACCGCATACTCAGGTAAGATCAAACCGCTCAACAATCAGCAAAAGCTTGCCTTTGACCTACTTCAGAACGACGACATTACAATCAAACTGCTTCTTGGTGTGTATGGTAGCGGCAAGGACTTCCTGATGGTTAATCACGCTATCGACTTGATTGAAAAAGGCAAATACGACAGAATCGTATGGGTCCGGAACACTGTCGAAGTTAAGAATTCTAGATCGATTGGTTTTTTACCCGGTACCGCGAATGAAAAATTGATGCCATATGCAGGACCACTATCCGATACTCTTGGCGGCGATGTAGCTCTTGAGCGTGCCATTATTGACGGTTGGGTTAAGCTGGAACATCTGGGACCAATTCGAGGTCGAAGCTATAAACGGTCTATTATTTATTGCAGCGAAGCAGAGAATCTTACTAAGGAGCATATTCAGTTACTAATCGGACGTAT